TGTTGCGGCGCATACTGTGGGTCAGGAGGACATGTATAAAGTCTTAGAGGACATGGCACGGGTTGAAGCGGACTACACAGACCTTTCTACCCTTTCTGTAGGCGAGTCTGAGTCTATTGGCGTAGCTGGCTCGGCTTCATATACAGGAACATTGAGCAGTACGGATCTCACACCAGGTTCAACAGACTTTGTAGAGGATCCGGGAGTGGCACAGTCTCTTGTGGATACTACACCAGAGGGGTCTATGTCCGGAAGTGGTACCGGTTCGATGGCGTATCTTACCGGGGTGCTCTCCGTGGTGTTCACGGCTGCCACGAAGGCTACCCCGAGCATTACGTATAAGTATTTAGACGCTTCTGGCTTTGAGAACACGGCTACGGTGACCCCATGGGTTCTGGGTTCTACAACCTATTCCACTACGCTTACGGGGTCTCAGATAGTCCCCGGTTCCGTGGTCATCACCTCGGGGAGCCAAACAATATCGGATACCGGAATAGTGCAGTTATTCGGGTCCGGTTCCGGAACTCTAGATTATACTACGGGGGATTATGTATTAGCCTTCAGTGCTGTAACTGTAGATGCGGTTATAGCTACGTATGACACTAGAGTATTAGTAACCTACTAGGAGAAATAGGATGGCCCAGGATTTTGTATTCTCTAACCCTATACACCGCTCAGGTCTGATCTCGGAGATCATTCGGAACAATCTTGATGCAATAGGCTCATTAAACTCTGGTACGGCTGAGCCTGATGACCCTGAGGTGGGTATGCCCTGGTTGGATACGAGTAGTTCTCCCACGACATTCTATCTCAAGGTCTATACGGCCGCTGGTTGGTTAACGATAGCCACATACCCCACTGTTACCAGCTATGCGTCGTTTTACAGGGCTTCCGTATCGGTGGCCTCGGCCTCATGGTCTATAACGCACAGTTTGTCTGTTAGACCCGTTGCTGTACACTGTTTCGATTCTTCGTATAATAAAATAGAGCCGCTTTCGGTAGATACGTCGAACGTGAACATAGCCGTAATTATCCATGCTGCAGCCCTTACGGGACACGTGCTAATAACTGGTTGAGGAGACTATAATGCGTAGATTTGTGAAGAAACAACAGCGTAAGGATTCTGGAATGGCACAGGATGTAGCTCCGCTTATCCGGGGTGAGTTCCAACTGGATGTCCATGAGAAGCTTCCGGATGGATCTGTAAAGATCGTGCAGAGAATCCGGGAGCATAACCTGATTGTTGAAAAAGCCCCTTACATCATGGCAAGGGCTTTGGGGGATATTTCGAATCCTGATTGGGTTATAGGTGGTGTTCAATGGGGCACCGGTGGTCATGTTGCGGGTGATCCGAGTACTCCAGTACCCCCGAGTAGCACTGATACAGCCCTAGAGACTTATGTGCTGGAAACATCCCTGAGTTCTACTACCCCCGGCGACACCTATGTACAGTTCGAGGTTGAAATGGGTAGTGCTACAGGCAACGGCAATGTGTTCACCGAGGCGGGTCTGGTGGTAAACGCTGTAACGAAGGAGATGTTCGCTCGTAAAACTTTTCCGGGTATCACGAAGACCTCCGACCGCACTATTACGCTAAGATGGATTATCTCGTTTCTGCAGAACACTTCGGGATCTGACTGTCAGGGTGTAGGCCTGTTTGGTCAGCTATCCATTATTCCTCAGTACCAGTTCACCGTACCAGCAGCCCCGACTTCGTATACGGAGATCACGGTGCCCCTGACATGGACTCCTGGGTTGAACCGGTTATGGGTATGGCGTAATGGTAAGCGTGTGTTCACCGGCGACGCTTATACAGAGTCCCATCCAGCGGGGATCATAGCCATAGATCCAGTGTTGATCCCAGGGGAGATTTGGACATTCGAGGTTATCGACTAAGAGTGAGGTTAACATGGCGGAAAATCCATTAAAAGAATCGCAGGTTAGTATTGGAGCACCTACGGGGTCTCTGGTTGCCTCAACACAGGCTGCTGCTTCGGATACAGTAGTTGTTAGTGCTGCTAATATAGTAATGGCAGATGGGCGCAGTGGTTACAGGTTTAATGCGGCTAGTAGTAGTGCATTTTCCGCCCTGGGTGCCGGTCAAGTGGATCGTTGGGACGCTTTGTGCTTAGACGCCACACTGCCCGGTCCTCCTGTTCTAGAAATTACTCAGGGTACTCCTAATGTAGGCCCGGGTATGAATGACTGGTGGGATGGTATGCCCTCGATCCCGCTAGGCCGTGTTCCTATTGCTATAGTACATGTTACAGAAGTGTCTCCAGCGTCAGTTGTGGTAAGCAGTTCGGATATTACAGATCTGAGGGGGTTCTTTGAAACTCCTCGTATTGGAGCTACTTATGCGGATTACACTCCTGGTACAGATACAGATTGGGTAGCAGTGCCCACGGAGGTCACCTCTGCTCTAGACGAATTGGCCGATAGGCTTAATTCCGGGGCGGCTGGGGTTGTTTTAGACCCTTCGACAGGTGATCCGGGAACGTCTAAGAACGCCTCACGGTCTGACCATGTGCATCCTCACGGGGATCAGTCGGGTACAGCTACTACACATCATGATACAGAGCAAACGAAGTACACTCCGGGAGTTGCTGGAGATTGGTTAACCCCCTTAGCCCCACCTGCAGAGGTTACCAGCGGTTTAGACGAGTTGGCCGACAGGCTTAATACAGATGTTACCCCTGCGGATGTTAGCGGAACGGCTGCTGCGACTGGCACGAGTAAGGTTGCAGCCCGTGCTGACCATGTACACGATCATGGTGACGAATCGGAGGCAGCGGCCACGCATCATGGTGCCCCCCAGGTATCTTATGCTCCAGTAATCGAGGGTAATTGGGCGACACCTAATCCAGCTACGGTTAAGGAGGGGTTAGACCAGCTAGCACAGAGATCGGTAGCTCTTCAGTTGGTAAAGACAGGCTATATCAGACTGTACGAGGCTGGTGCGGTTCCTGCAGCTTACTGGATTAACTCCGATGGTGTTACTGCGAATAACGCTACGATGCTGATCACGATGCCATCTTCGGACTACTACCCGAAACAGATTCACATTCACTGCGTATCTTCAAATCCAGATACGGGTGCCGGACCATCTAATTTTGGCCATGGACATATTAATGTAGTGGCCACAGATACTGTAGTTCCAAGTTACAGATTTCATTCGTTATCCCTGTATCATAAGATCGATGGTGGTACGGAAAATCGCCATAATGCGACTGAGACTATTGAAGCCGGTCTAGGTGCTGACGTCTCATTGGACGGGGCTACGAAAATTGGTTCTGTGTCCGTGTCGGGGGTAGAAAAGGATGTCGGGTGCACCATATCGGAAGCTACGATTACCATTGACGTGGCTTCAACCGGTACAGGCGCGCCTAATGACTACACGTTACTGGACGTAACAGTAGAACTGGCGTACAGGTATTAATAGAGGATAGAGCACATGGCGGAGAAACCACTTGAAAAGCATCAGGTAACATTAGGAAGACCTGTTGAAGATTGCTCTGTAACAGCGCAGGCCACGCCGAATAATACGGTGGAAGTCGCTGCTGGTACTGTAATGCTGTATGATGGAGTAACTCCATATGCATTTGTAGCAGCCACTAGCGGGGCTTTCGCCTTTGTAACGGCCCCTGCTGTAGATAGGTGGGATGTCCTTTGTTTAGATCTAACCAATGCTCCACCGCTGTACCCTACTCTTACTATTGTACAGGGTTCCGAGAACTCGATGACCGTGTCTAATTGGTGGGAGGGGATACCAGAAATTCCGCTGGGTTACACTCCTTTGGCTGCTGTGCACATCACGGCGGTTGGTGTGGCTGCTGTCATTGATTCTGAGGATATTGCAGATATACGCGGATTTATAGGGGCTATGAGGGCGGAGGATGTTGCTACTCAGACGATAAATGCTAATGGTTTTACTATTACACACAATGATAGACTAACTGTATATGTAACGGCTGTGGGTGCCATTACGAGTGATGGCACGACTGTTATTGCCGCTCCGGCTAGGACGGGTAACATAGGCCAAAGGTTAAATATTGTTGTTGTATCGAATTCAAGTAGGCTAACCTTATCCGGAACCAATCTGGTTTCTAGAGGGTCCTGGTCAGCATTTGGTGCCCCTAACATTCTGGTAGTCGAGTGGTCTGGAACGGCATGGAAAGAGGTGCAACGCACTTCATATTCCAATGTTACAATGTCCGGTGCTAACGCTTATGCTGAGGGTAGGGATACGGTTTCTTCTAGTTTTTATTCTCATGCAGAGGGGTATGGGAGCATAGCATCTGGAGCAGAATCTCATGCGGAAGGATATGATACTGAAATATCAGGAGATTATGGACATGTAGAGGGAAGGGATAACCTTGTAAGTGGCAATGGTTCCCATGCTGAGGGCAGATCCAACACTACTTCTGGGGATTATGCTCATGCAGAGGGGTACAATAGTACAGCCTCCGGGGATCAGTCCCACGCAGAAGGCTCTGGTACGACAGCCTCTCAATCTTCTGCTCATAGTGAGGGGCTTAATTCTGCTGCTTCTGGTAGTGCCTCGCACGCTGAGGGAAGTTTTACTACGGCGAGTGCCCAGTATTCCCATGCAGAGGGGCAGACGACAGAGGCTGCAGCCGCCAATGCTCATGCAGAAGGGGCTAATACAAAGGCACATGGGTCTAGTTCACATGCTGAGGGATCGTCTACGAAATCCGATGGGAATGCAACTCATTCAGAGGGGAGCAAAACGTATGCTTCCGGAAATGTATCTCATGCTGAGGGTAATTCTTCTAATGTTCCTGGATCGGGTACGCCTGGGGCAACTGCGTTAGAAGCCGGGGGTATTGCCTCTCATGCAGAGGGGTTTGATACGTATGCGTTGGGAAATTACTCCCATGCGGAGGGACAGACGAGCACAGCCTCCGGGGTGGCCTCTAGCACTCGTGGGAAGGATGCTAACGCACATCAGGATTACATGGTAGCCCATGCGGGTACAAAGTATGCTGCGCAGGGCGATGCTCAATATACTCGATTAGTAAAACGTGAGGTCAGTCTTGGTGCGGTAGTCACATCAACTTTAACGTACCCAGTTCCAGTTAATACTACTGCAGCACTAACTATTACACTCTGTGGTCGTGAGACGGCGGGAGCGGCTGTCTGCATGGTAAAACGGATGGTCGTAGGTTCTCGTATAGACGCCGGTGCCCCCGCGCTATCTGCTGTGCAAACAATAGGTGTTGATATCAATGCCGCAGAGTATGCAATCACTGTTAACGTTGTTGGGAACTCAGTTAGTGTCTGGGCAGTAGGAGGTCTGGGTCTTAATGTCTTGTGGACGGCTGTATTCGAGGGTGCAGAGGCGACTTTCTAAAAAACTTTTCAAATTTGGCCAAAAAAGGCTTCCTTCTTGGTCAGGGGAATGTATACTACGTGTCATTCCTCTTTTTTTTATGTTCAGAGGGAGCCGTATGACTATCCAGATTCGCCAAACTTCCGGTAATGTTGCTCGGGTGTCGGTTACAACGGCATCTGAGTCTACTGCCCTGGACAGGCTGCTTACGCGAAAGGTTAAGGATCCTGTATCAGGTCTCATGGAGCCAGCGACGGTAGTCTGGGACAAAGAGAGTAAGGGTAGTGGCTATATTCCCGTAGGGTTAGTTCCCTGGATTATAAGTAAATTGCGTAACCGGTATAACATAGAGGATCTTACGTACATACCGGATGATACGTACATCAAGCTGGACGCTGAACACTTTTCTCCTATGGAACCCCGAGATTATCAGATAAACGCTGGCCGAAAGCTGCTGGCTACGCACAGGGGTATCCTACAGGGGATTACAGGTTCGGGTAAGAGTACTATTATGGGCGCAATGATAAAGGCTGTGCTCAAGGATACGGATTGGAACGTTATTCTAATCGGGTTTACCACGGATCACTGGGTACAGGTGCAGGAATCACTCCGTTCTATGGGGGTGTCATCACAAGAAGTTGGGGACGGTAGCCCTTCTTGCAGGGTGACCATAGGCAGGTTTTCCAAATTTGACTCCCATCTGGGTACTGGGGATGTTTGGGATCGTCGTATCAGATCCTGTGAGGTGGTATTGATTGATGAGGTGCATCATCTAGGTAGTGCTGCTACGTACATTAATCTGGCTCGGAGCATGAACCCTCTGCGCATATACGGGTTTGACGCTACTCCCTTCAGGTCGGCTAAGGACTCTGAGGGCACTTCGACGGTGGAAGACTTGGGCACCCTGGGTTATTGCGGTCCCGTCATCGAGAAGATAGACTATAAGTATCTGCAGGTTAGGGGCTATCTGCCGTTAACTTATGTCAGATTTATCCCCATGCCCCGGCCCCCGAAAGAGCTTTCCAGCCAGCTACCCCGGAATATACACCTGGAGACTGATTTTGAGACTGTGTACAAAAAGCTTATTGTAGAGAATGATTGGCGTACCAGTCGGTTTGCGAGTCTGATCACCACGTTGGCAGGCGGGGGTAAGGTGCTCGTGCTCATCAAACAGCATGATCATGCTAAGCGACTTATGCATATGTTGGAGAGTGCCGGTGTCGAGAGCCTAGCCTGGTTTGGTTCGGGGCAGACACTGGCCATATCATCGTTTAAGGGGGTCTACACGCCCAGGTTCGGCCATGAAGAGGTACGGAGACGTTTTATGGAAGGGGATCTCCCGGTAGTGATCGGATCGTCGGTCTTATCCGAGGCTATCTCCCTGGACGCAGCTACGGATGCTGTGAATATGGCTGCTGGGAAAGTTTTAACCTTGTCCGTACAGCGTGCTGGCCGTGTAATGAGGCGCAATAATGGGCTGACCCCCGTGGTAACCTATTGGGATAGTTACGATTCGTCTAACCGGGTGCTCCAGTTGCAATCTCAGGAGCGGAAAAAGCAGTATGAGCAGTTCGGGCTGGATACATTCGAGATGAATAGTTTCGCATCTATCTGTAATCTTAGAAGTCTCTGCATTACGACAGGATACGCCTCATGAGTAAGCGAAAAATTTTACGCGGCCCTTCTGAGAATAATCCTATACCCGTGGGGTCTAGAATTATTTGCCCAGGCTGTCGCACGGCGGTCTACGAGGTAATCCAGGAAGTCACGGTTCACTCAGTCAGATCGTTTTACGTGTTTAAATCCTTAACGGAATACCCCTTGTCTGGGGTTCCCATTGATTGCCCCGTTTGTTCACGACTGCTAATCTCAAACCGGGGAAAGTATACCTATTCTATCAGTTAGGTGGAGGTCTAATGCAAATTACATCTGGTTGTTCTAACAGCGTACCCACCGGGACCCCCGGGGTAATACTGAGTCCCTACATACGGGTTATAGATGACGTTCTTCCGGGGGAGACTCCTCATGCTGCTTACCGTAGGATCTCTACTATGGCAAATGCCCTCTGGGCAAGGGAGCTGCTGAATCAGGTACAGTATTCAGATCGTCGTGTAGAGATAGGAAATGCCGAATGGTGTGAAGAATTTTTGTCCTCTGTGGCTAAGGACCACCCCATAGAGAAGCCTTTAAGCTCCTCGACCCCTCCGGAAGTTATTGAGGCCTCAAAGGTGTTGGTGAAGTTCCTCTCTTCTCAGATGGGATCAGCGGTAAAGAACATAAAATCCTCTAAATGAGCACCACAACCGAATGACTACGCTTTCACAAAAGTACCCGTATGCCCATGAATACCAGATGGATGTACTGCGCTTATGCGTTCAGGATCCTAGTTTCCTCCCCACCTATGAAGTGGACGTTATACAGGCCAGGTATTTCACTTTAGACTCCTTTAACGTGGTCTATAAGTTGATACAACAGTTTTTCACAAGTTACCATGAGATACCCAGTTATGCTCACCTAACACAGGCTGCGTCTGATTATTTTGTCCAGTATAATATGCGTGTTGAACGTCAGGGTACGATAACGGACGTAGTGGACAGGGTGTACACGGAACCTCTGGTAAATCGGCAGGCTGTCCTCGATACGATATGTGACTTCGCTCAACGTCAAGCTCTGATACGAAGCGCGAAGGAAATTGGGGACATAGCGATAAATGGGGGAGATCCGGATAAGGCCGTTGAGGTTATCCGTAAGGCGGCAACTATTGGTTCAAGGAAACGCAAAAGCTGGAGCCTATTTGGAAAGGCGGGAGAGCTTACAAAGATACTTCAGACAGACGCTTCTTACAATCCTAAGTTTAAGATTCCTACGGGGTTTCCAACTGTGGACAAAAACACATTTGGGGGTATCGGCGTGGGGCAGATCTTCGTCGTCGCTGCTCCGCCAAAAACGGGTAAGAGCACGTTGATGGCCTCTGTAGGGGTGGCTGCCATGGCTGCTGGGCACAACGTATTCCACTATTCGTTCGGGGATATGAACGAGGTAGACGTGCTTATGAAGTACATTATGAGGCTCAGCAACCTGACTACAGAGCAGATAATGCTCGGACATAACTACATGTCTAGAGTCTCCCGTTTTAAGTCTAATTGTCGAGGAGCGGACGTGGTTATCCGGTATGATTCGCCCGGTAAGGTTGGGGTAAATGAGCTGTACAATTCTGTTGGTCATGAGATAGCTAAGTCTGGGAGGCAACCTGGGCTTATTATTGTAGATTATGCTAACAAGATGAAATTTCCAATCCTAGAGAACTCGTACCGGTCTATGTCTATGATCTACGAGGGATTAAAGGAGCTGGGTGACGCATACGAGTGCGGGGTACTCACGGGCGTTCAGATCCGCCGGGGATCTTCGGATACTCCCGGACCTGGGGATGTAGCCGATTCTTATATGCAGGTCGCTGATGCTGATGCTATGTTTTTTATCTACCGGGATGGTGAAGAGAATAATCCTTATGTTCAGAATAGTGCGGCTGATAGGGAAGATGAGCTAAATCCCAATCGGCAGAGACGGCTGTTCTTGTCCATGCCTATCGTGCGTAGAGGATTTGAGATACCCAGGTTACCCGTTACGTTCCGACCTGCGATTGCTCAGATGCGAGAGGAGCGGTTATGTCAGTGATCGATGTTCTCTCTCAGGTTCTCGGCGACTACAGGGAAACTTCGGGAAATGAACACGTTTTTTACTGCCCTTTCTGTCTCGATGTTGTTGGAGAGACCGACACTACGGGGCATCTATACGTTAATCCGGATGTTGGTTTCTTTTGTCATAGGTGTCTGTCTAAGGGCAGTGTGAAGAGGTTACTACATCTTCTCGGTATATCTAAGGATGATCTCGCTGGACTTACTCCTGAAGCCCCCAGTATTCGTGCTTACTTTAGTGTTGGTTGGGACGAGACAAGCACTCCAGATTCCCTGGCTTCGACCGTGTTGCTCCCTAAGGACATATACCCAGTGGCCTCTGTACCGGATGTGCATGCTTATGCTATATCCAGGGGTTTAACGGATTATTATTGTATTACCCATAATATATACGCTTGGCTAGACGGACAGGAGCAATGGCGACTTCTCTTCGCAGATTATTACGAGGGTGCTCTGGTATTCTGGCAGGCACGCACTATTGGGACTAGACGACCTAAGTACTTGTCCGCTTTTGGAGCAGATAAGAGTAAGTGCGTGTGGAATTTAGAGCGGGTGAATCCAGAATATCCTATTTACGTCGCGGAGGGTATTCTCAGTGCTATAGCCTGTGGTCGTAACGGGGTGGCTATCTATGGTAAATACGTGTCAGAGGTGCAACTGTTTCTGATCGCCTCACGCTGCGGTGAACAGGGAGTACGTATTGTTCTGGACAGCGATGCAAGGGCAAATTCGTTCAAGGCTTTAGATCTGTTTCTGGGTATAAACATTCCTACCGGAGTTGTAATAATGCCCGAAGGCAGTGATCCTGATTCTATGGACGAGGAAGTTCTTGCCGATATGTTACTCAGTTGTTCTCTCGTAACATCTGAGGAGTCCCCATTGGAGTACTTGCGCCATGCTAACATATAGATGTTCGGATTGTCCTCGTAGATCGAAGGATACCCGGGTTACCCCCCTTATCCCAGAGAGTCCCCGGTTACTCTGCATTGGAAGCCTTCCTGGTAGGAGGGAAAAATATTGCATGACCGATAATGCAGGTACGTTCTTGCGGAACACGATCAAGTTCTTCGGTCTGAATCCCGTAGACGATATCGCTTATTGCTATTGTACACAGTGCTACGGAGACGGGGTTGTTCCGCATGTGGCTGAGTTTAAGAACTGCTCTATGTATATGTGGCGGGTTGTTCGGGAGTGTCTTGAGAAGGGTTTAAACAATCTTCTGGTGTTTGGTGGAAAAGCCTCTAATGAGATCTTGAGGATTAACGTTAAAATGCAGACAGATCAGGGGAAGTCCTTTAAGGTGGAGTTCCCGAAAGACGTATGGGAGATACTTCATGTGGAGGACGAGGTGCCTATACCTCCGTGTCCATCATTTAATGTTAGAATTTCCAGCTCTCCTCGCTACTTCTTACAGGATAGAAAACAGCATGAGAGGGCTAAGTTAAAGGAAGCGGTGAAGCAGTCTTGTGATGATGCGGCCCTGGTGCGTAGTACGGGTAATCCGGATGTCACTAAGGATTACGAGGTACTGAATTGTGCGGATGAGGCTGTAAGCTACATGCAGTCTATTATAGATATGTTTAGAGACGGGGAGATAAGTTACTTCGCCCTGGATCTGGAGACCTGTGGCTCTGATGAGAATAAGGTGAAGGGGGGTCTTCAGCCTTTTGCTCCGGGGGGCCGGGTGGTTACAATTGGGCTTAGTCATGCTGCTCACTTTGCTCGTATTATACCCATGTATCATCCAGAGTCCGAGCTACCTATCGCAGAGCAGGCAGCGGTTGCGGTTAAGTTAGCGGAACTTCTGAGTATTGTTCCCGTGGTGGGGGCTAATATAAAGTTTGATCTGCATTGGTGCCGTTACAAGTTAGGGTGCAGAAATTGGAATATTCTACATGACACCCAGCTTATGAGGTACAATGCTTTTCTAGATAAGCTTCATAATGGGTTGAAAGACATTACACGACAGTACCTTCCTTTTGAGGCCGATTATGAGGCAGAGATCAAGGAGTTTTTGGCTACATTGCCAGAGGATAAGCAAAGTTATGATATGATCCCTATGGATATGCTCCTCAGGTACGCGGGGGCTGATGTGGACGTCCCTATGCAGTTAATCCCAATACTTCTCGCCGAATTGGAGGATAAGAAGCAGCAGAGCGTGTATGAGCAGTTCGCTATTCACCCTTACCCAGCTTTTATTGAGATGGAGCAGAACGGGGCTTATATAAATGTGGCCCTGGTGGCCAGTTTGTACGAGATCTATGCTAAAAAGTGTGCCTCTATAGATGAATGGTTTAAAATGACTGAATACTGGCCTGAGTGGCAGAAGCGTAGGCATGAAAAGGCTGCCCTAATACGTAGTACTAAGAAGACAAAGGCAGCACGACAAAAACCGGTAAAACCAGAGGAGTTAGCCTTTAATTTTGCTTCCGTTACACATGTAGCCGAGCTGCTGTTTGATATCGTAGGGCTGCCCATAGATGTAGAGAGGGGGAAGCCGTCTAAGGCATTAGCTCATATAGAAAAGTTCGCTGCCGGAGTACCCACTACGGCTAACGAGCCTATCCAGGGTATCCTTTTTCGTTTGCGCAGTGAGGGGGAAAAGACTAGTCTCAGGACGGACTTGCTCGAACGACTGCTACAGCATCGCAAAGACGCAAAGGTTCTGTCCGGGTATCTGAAGAAAGCTGAGTTTCACTGCCCTGTGTTAGCAAAACCGGATTGGTGGGATACCCGGCATTCGTTAGACGATCCCCGGGCTTATGAGGCAGAGCTTTTCGGTATTAACTGCCAGGCACCTTCGTTTAATCTAACGACCACGGCTACAGCCCGGTTATCCTCGTCGGAGCCTAACGTACAGCAGGTTCCTGAGGACATGCGTTGCCTGTACATTCCACGAAGGATCGAGTCTTTAGCCCAGCTTCTCGCCCTCGGTCTGGATCCTGAAAAGAATCCTCGGAGGCTGATAGCCAACTTTGATGTAGGCCAGGCAGAGCTTAGGGTAGCTGCCTCTATCTCGAATGACCCCGAGTTCATTGCTATAATGTCAGACCCATCCCGCGATGTGCACAGGGAAATTGCCGCTCGTGCTCATCAAAAGCCTGTTGAACTTATAACACGAGATGAGCGTAGTCATATCAAGGCAGTCGTGTTTGGTACACTGTTCGGACGGGGTACAAAGGCTGTAGCTGCAGAGTTAAAGATTGAGGAGTATGAGGCTAAGCTGATCCAGCGTGCCCTTTTCAACCTGGCACCAGGGTTAGAGGCATGGATACAGAGAGTGCATGATCAGTCTGATGAAACCTTGGGAGTATGGACTCCTACAGGTAGATATCGAGATTTATCTGGGTTTGACCTGAATGCTGGGGCTAGGCATAGGAGAGCTGTGAACACCCCCGTGCAAGAAGCGGCGCATAGCCTGAATTTATGGGCTACGGGCCACGTGTTCAAACAGATGCAGGCAGAGGGGATAAAGTCTCTGGTCTGGAACTTTGTGCACGACTCCATCGATTTTGACTGCTATCCTCAAGAGGCTGAGCGGCTTATGCAGATCAGCTATCATTATTTCAGCACCGTTGTGCCCAGTTATTTCACCTGGTACAAAGTCCCCCTCGTAATCGAGTTTGAATTCGGCACTGACTGGGGATCTGAGGTGCCTACAAAGTACAATGTAGCTACCCGTGAAATTACGTTCAGTGGCCAGGCCGACCAGGTGAGCCAGGTCTTCGAGGCGTTCAAACCGCTCTTGGCACCTCCTACGGCGGATCCTGACTGGTTAACCAAGGTCAGCAACCCCGCTGTACAGGATAAGGATGTTTGGATATCCTCAACTTTTTTATAAAAATTTAAAATTTACGTTGCAATGCCACAGGGCAAGGGGTAGTATCTCAATATAAACAGATGCACCCCACAGTATGATCGGGTTCAAAATGCTGAACAAGATGGAAATCAAGAACAGGATCAGTACCCTGCGCGATTACATATCTCAGATAGATGCGACTATCCTGGACAAGGCGGGTAAGGAGGACGTCCTGGGGATCCTCAACTTCGTCGTACAGACTCCTGATTCCAGTGTACTTATGCAATGGTACTGGTATGTCCATTCTGTGCTAGGATTTTATGTTTCCGGCCTAGACACTCAGATCAGTAGGGTGGAGTATGTTATTGACCGGGAGACGGCTAAGGTACGCCGGAGGCTCTCGAATGAATCCGTGAGCAGGGTTACGGAGAACCATGTACATGCGGAAGCCTCTTTAGAGCCAGCAGTGCAGGACCAAAAGCGTATCCTTCACGATCTGCAGCGTTGCCTCAGCTTCTTATCCTACGTTAAAGTAGGGTTAGATGCTGATCTCATACAGAGTTTGGGGCATAACGAACGTTTAGAGCGTAAACAAGACATGGAACATTACTAAAAGGAGAAGTTAGATGACGAACCATCCACAGTATTACCAGCCGAATCCGTCCTTGATCCAGCAGGGTAGCTCTTTTGCGCCTAAGAAGTCAAAGTTTGAGCGCGGGTTCGATTCGGGGATTACTGTCATTCGTATTCTCCCTCCGTGGAGTCAGGAGGGGAGCATAGCAAAACCCAAGCAACTCTGGCGTCGAAAGGATCTAGGTTGGACTTCTGTTGAAACAAGTGCCCTCCCTATGATAAGTGTTCTTTGGCCGGATGAAGTGG